ATTGCGATTTCTCGCGATTTTTTAATAGCTTCTTGAGCTCTAGGCGTAAAATTGGGAACAGAATCCATCATTTATTTATACACTTTTAGTTTTTTATATCACTAAGTTTCATATAGATTTTTTCGTCTATAACTTCAAATTTATTACAAAAAAGAATATCCTCTCCTTTGCTTCCATAACAGACTATTATACTGTCCTTTTTGGGGCCATCGGGGTTTTTGTTGTTAAACGCGGTTAAGACGTTGGAGGCTCGCCAATTACCAAACTGGTCGCGCGCACGCCTATCCATTAGCATAACTGGGTATTCACCTACCTCATCCCTAATGATAAATTTTATATAATCATTACCTCTTTGACTCGTTCCTTTGAAGAAGTCAGCCACAACCCCTATAAATCGACCATGATGATCCACTGCCAGCTCTTGAAAATCATTAGAGTCTCCCAGTCTCTCCCCATTCTCCGAAAAAACTTCTTTCAGAGGAATAGAGGGGCTGTAACCTAATAATTTATTCTCAAAATACCAATTAGCAAACTTCTCGTATTTTTTATTACGCTCGTATATTTCTTTGTAAGGTAGGTATTTCTTTTTAAAAGTCTCAAACCTACTGTCTTTCATGATGGGTTTTAAATCATCACCTAGTAAATTTTCTGTGCGCACGGCTTGGATAGTATTTAAGACATCCCATTCATAGTCGGGACCTAAAGCCTGAAAATTACGCTTTTCTCGATCTGTTAATATATTAAAAGCTTGAGCCTCCAATACTAAACGAGCACGACGAGTTTTGTATTCCGACAAAGAGCCGGCCTGAATAAGGGCAGATAAGATGCCGATATTTAACCCCGCGTCCTTGGCTGAAATAAAAACGTCATACTTATTGGGATTCTCGGAATCTCTAAAATCACGCAAAGACTGAAGGGATTTTTCACTGACACCTTTAATGCTATTAAGGCCAAAGCGAATGTTTTTACCTTCAATAGAAAAATCCATTTCAGATCGTGCCAAATCAGGGGGGAGTAACTCAATATTGAAATGGGACAGCTCCTGACAAACCTTGGCAATCTCTTCATGGGGAGAAGGTTCATACTTAGCCATACGAAGTAGTGCGATAAAAAACTCTTGAGGGTATTTAAATTTTAAATACGCAGTCCATGCAGCTAGGTTGGCGTAAGCTAGGCTATGGGATTTATTAAAGCTATAGTTAGCGCTATCCTCTGCCACCTTCCATAAGATGTCGCCTGCCTCCGAATCTAAATTATTCTCTTTGATTTTATCTTCGATGCGAGCTTTCCATGCAGGCATTTGATCTATTTTCTTTTTACCTACTATTCTTCGTAGCTGTTCAGCTTCATCAAGTGTAAAGCCAACATTAACAGCCATCTTCATGAGCTGTTCTTGGTAAAGAGGTATCCCTCCTGTGTATCCTAATACATCATCAAATAAAGTATGCTGGCTTTGGAAATTTCCTGTCGTAACATAAGTAAAATACTGATCAAGAAACTCTAAAGCACCGGGTCGAGCTAAAGCTACTACTGCACTTAGTTCTTCTAGGTTGCGCGGAGCTACCTTTCGACAGACATTAAAATTTGTATGAGCTTCAATTTGAAAAAGCCCTTGAGGGTGACGAAGCTCCCGAAAGTTTTGATAAATAAATGAATCATTCGGATCTACTGAGTTAATGTCTAGATTAAGTTGGTTGCAAACATCATGGATAACAGTCAAGGTGCGAAGACCTAATATGTCACATTTCACCATCAATTCTGCCACCCAATTCATATCATAACCTGTAACAAGGGCGCCATCGTTAGTCAGCTGTACGGGACAAATGCTTTCAAGCTCTTGATGGGATATAGCTATACCGGAGGGGTGCACTCCTGTGTTTTTATTCAGACCTTCTAGCTTGCGAGCAATAGCAAAAACTTCAGGATTTTTTACACACCAATCAGCAAACTTTTCGCTCTCTACAACTGCTTCGCCAAGAGGTGCAACTTTACCGAATCTTTTAGGGATAGTATCGCTAACTTGGTTCACTATGGATTCGCTCTGGTTCCCTACAATTTTACCGCACTCCTTTATACACAATTTGCCACTCAAGGTATTAAGGGTTAGAATTTTGGCAGTCCGACCCGGATACTTGTCCTCAATGTATTTAATTACCTCTTGGCGTCTTTCGTACGATATGTCATTGTCAACATCTGCCAATAGGCTACCGTCAAGATAGGTTACCCCATCTTGTTCTGTTTTCTTGGCGCGGCTTTTACTAACAAACCTTTCAAAAAAGAGATCGTATTTGACTGGATCCACTTTAGTGACATCAATAAGGTAGAGAACAAGGGAACCGGCGGCAGAACCACGGCCCGGACCAGTAGGAATATCATGAAGATGGCAAAAGTTAAGAATATCCCAATTAAGTAAAATGTAATCCACAAACCCCAGATCAGAAAGTACGTCCAATTCCATTTGGAGCCTGTCTTGATATACTTTTGCATTATCGACTTGATCTAGCCCTTTGCTTTTTAGGTTTTTGTCACACAGCTTGGAGAGAAATTCCGCATTAGAAATTGCCGCCTTCACCCCAAGCTCCTTATAATATCTCTGCTCGATCTCAATCTCAGGCAAGCGTACACCGGGAGGCGAGACATTTTCATAAGTTTTAAAGTTGTTTAAAAAAGCTTCCATTAGTCGCGAGGGGGGAGTTCGGGATTTAAGTCTTTATGGGGGACAAAATAGGCAGGAGCTCTAGAACCATTAGGGTCTTTGAGCCAGCAGTCTTGTTTTGCATCCTCAGAGTATATGTATCCATTATATATAAAAGGGAACTTCTGGTCAACGCAATCTGATAAAGCTCCGGACATAGAAACCACATAAATATCATTATCATCAGCTCGTATTTTCAAGTCCGGCCGAGCAGACCATCTCACTTCTATTTTTAGCCCCACATCTGCTTCGTGAAAACGATTGACATGTCCACCCCAATATACCTTAGCCAACTTGGAGAAAGCTGCCTCTCCAAGGGCTCCATGTTGGTGATGTAGCAGTAGTTCATCAGGCTTCCTTTCGGGGAAGCGAGCCTTGCGCCCTTTAATGCAAGACTCTACGTGCCTTGTGAGGCCGACATTGCAAGCGTGAATGCACTCCCAGTAATCTAATACAACCTTTTTCATACCTCTATATTCCAGATTAATTTCTGGAATACCTCGTAATTCTTTTCGATATCATACAAAGCATCATGTAATTTCTTTTCATTAAATTTGATATCGTATTGCTTGCATAAATCAATTAGCCTGTTGCGTCCCTTGGCTCTTCTAAGGGAAAGCATTTTGTACTGCCAATGAAGAAAGTTATCTCCTTTTTGTAGTTGAATGTCATTGTTTATAGCGCGAGACAAGCAGAGGGTATCTACTAGGCTAGGAAGATAACTATAGTCCGGTTGTTTACCTATTAATCTACGCGCAATCCCATGCATATAAACATCGAAACCTAAAATATTATGACCCACCTTTAAATAGGAGTCGTCATACAGAAATTTCTCAAAATGAGCTAAGGGTTTAATGGGGTCAACGGCTCTGTCGTCGTATTTTTTTTGCGTCCAACCAGTGACTTTGGCAGCGCCTTCGGAAACCTCGATGCCGTCCCACTTTAGCCAGTAATCTGCTTTCTCTTTAACCTTTTGATTCTCAATCGTAATAAAAGCAAGTTGCCACGGTTTATTACGTAAAGAGCCTAGGTTAAGACCACAAGTCTCAAAATCAAAGAAAACATATTTTTGATCAGGATTAAATCTTAGTAACTCACTCATACAACTAGATATTTTGTCTTGGCAAAAGCATTCAGATCTGTACCTCCTGCGTAGCTAATGGCACTCTTGAGGTCTTCGGATATCTCTAGTAATTTATCTTCTATAGTCATTCCGCACGTAGGAACATGATTTAGTTTGCCTTCAATATGGGTACGCTTTCTTTTGTTCTCGAAACTAGCGGAGCCAAAATAAGCATGGTGAACCACCCCATCAATTGTAAGGGCTACAGCAGGACTATCCGCACAACAAGCAAATAAACCTCCTGCCATCACCATGTCCGCACCCGCTACCAAGGCTTTGGCGATGTCTCCATTGCAGGAGATGCCGCCATCCGCAATACATTTCAAAACAGAAGTAAACATGGGCATTGTGAATCCCGTCTTGTCTTTGGTAGTGCAGGGGCTGCCTTGGCCTATCCCTACCTTTACTGCGTGTGCACCCCACGAAGATAAGGCAGCTACCCCCACGGGGTTACAAACATTACCCGCTATAACAAAGACATCCTCTCCTAACTCTTCTCTGATGTGAGAAAGCATTTCTTGCATAAGGCGGGAATATCCGTGTGCAATATCTACAGTGATGAAATCTATACGGGAACCCCAAGATTTAAAATTCCTGACCAACTCTAAGTCAGGGGGTTTCACTCCAAGACTAATAGAGATGCTTTTCCAACCCTCTCTATTCGCTTTGTCTACAAATTTTGAAATATCAATATCAAAGCGGTGCATCACGTAAAAATAATCATTTTCACTGAGCCAATGACAATGCCTATCATTAATAACCGATTTCATATTAGCCGGAACAATCGGCAATTTAAAATTGTAGTTTCCGAGTTTTACTTCCGTAGAGCACTCAGAGCGAGATGAACAAGCTCCAAACTCCGGCACTAAACATACATCTGAATACTTAAGAGCTTTCATTTTCTAAATAACTTTCATAACAAAATTCTGGACTACCGCAATGATCGAGGTTAGGCATATCAAGTGTTTTAGCTTTATTCGAGAAACCTCTTCCGCAAATACATTTGTAAGTTTGATAAGCCTCAAAGTCACAACGATTTTCATAGTAGATAGTTTTAGCCTTCATGATTTCAAATTGGTCTCCCGCATATTGGGTGACAGCATCTTTAAGTATGGAGTCAAAAGGTAATAAATTATTCTCAATAATAAAGGTTGGGGTAAAAAAAGAATGATCAAGGAGGCATGGCTCTTTATATGAAAAAGTATTCTCAAATAAAAACGAATCATAAAACGGAATCACTATCTTAAGGTGAGAGGAGTCGTAAAGAGATTTTAGGGAAAGAGAGTCAATTCTGCCATGCCCCTGTGTTTGAGCTGCACTATAAATCTTATTAAGTAAAACACAGCCGTCCCCATCGAGGGCAAAAATTATTATTTTATGCTCGCAAGAAGAAACGCCTCGCCCGGGCTTTTTGCTCATGTCGTCA